CCCAGAACTTGCTTGTCTTGGCTTTTGCTATGCAACGCTGTATTGTTTCAAGATTGCTATTAACATAGCGGATTTTCTGCGCATTAGGGCACTTTTCAAGCAGTTTCCTGTATCTATCTGCACTGGAAAAGTTACTTTTGTCCAGGTAGAAGATATCTAGTACTTGCACAGCTTTGCGCTCTTTTGCGAGCAAAGGAGGCTCACCTTCAAACTTGGGCTCAGTCGCGCCCGGAACCGTATAAGTTAGACCCATAGACATTTGGAACTCTGACCCAAAGTGGTGCACGTATGGAGCATCTTTTGGATGCGGTACCCAAGAGAAGTCAATAGCAGATGCGTCGACTTCTTCTGGTATACTCCAGTTCGTCCTGCTCTCTGACAGTGTAACAATAGGAAACTCTACAAACTTCTCCTCGGTTGCACCCGGTACTATGTACTTAACAGTGGGCATGATAGTGCCTGGGTAATGTTGGTTACCGAATATGTAAATGTAGGGCGGATCTTGTGGGTCAGGAACCCACGAGTAATCAAACATGGCCACCGGATACAATGACTGCCAGTTTGTATAATCGTAACACAAGATAGCTTGCATTTCCATGTACTTTGTTTCCATCGCACCTGGTACTTTGTATTCCGCTGTGGGCATCTTAGTGCCAGGGAACCATTGATTGCCAAACACATAATTGTACGGCGGGTCCTTAGGATGTGGGACCCATGAGAAGTCAAAAAGGTCTTCGCGAATGGGATAATGGATAGTCCAGTTATCCCTACTAGGCAACGTGCATACTATTTCAGTATGGAAGTTCCATTCGTAGTTTGCAAGAGTGTCTTTGTTTGCAAAGTACACGCCACCATACTCATACCATTGCGATGGCCATACGTGCACATGATGAGATTCCCAAGGCGCGGGTTGCCATTCGAAATCAAAATTTGTATAGTTATTGTGTCCGTCTAGGAACCAAAAGAACTTAGTACGTGATTGCTTTGCAGCATCTTCTAAGTTAGTTGCTTGTTTTTCGAACGGGAATAGGTTTGGTTTTTGATTTGTGTAAAATACGTCGAACATTTACTATTGTAACATTTATTCTCTGCCCCAGTCAACCTTATCCCATGCTCTTTCGTGCAACCAATACAAAACGGTGTTGAAGGTTAACTGTATGATGGCTATTGTGCTAGATGTTGATAAGTTACCTAATATGGCATACGATATGGCAAAGGTTGCACCGCTGCCGCATATGCGCCAGCTAATTGTTTTGATTAACGAGCGGCGTGGTGACTCATGCATACGAATTATACAGTATGCGATCAATTACAGTTTCGGCCCACCATTTAGAGTCTTGATGAGTTACTCGCACATCATACTTAGACGGTGGTATAAAGGCTTTGTTCGTGTCTTCAAACCTACTCTCTTTGATGGTGTCTACCCATACGGTAATATCAGCATCTATATTAGTACGCATTACAGGCAAAGGGCACACCATGTCAATTATGATTATGCTCTTACCAGAATCATCTGCAAGTTTGCGCATACGTGTACTTTGGCGAATACGACCTTCTTCGCTAAAGTCCCAATCGTCATATTCCTTGCGAACTGTATCAGCATTAAGCCATAGCAGTCCTGTCCTGAATCGTAGCCCTGCTACCACCTCTTGCGCCAGCGTAGTTTTACCGGAACCAGGTAGGCCCATTATTAGTACTATCACGAAAACACCTTTACACTGTATTGTTTTTCGAATCGTTGTGCATCGTATATGTCATTGACAATTGGTTCACCACGAATGTTCAAGCTTGTGTTAAGCAGCATAGGGCAGCCAGTAACTGCGTACCATGCATCTAGCAATTCACGAATGCCCGACGCACAGTTTTTAGGTACAGTTTGCACACGGCTAGTACCGTCGGCGTGAACAATGGCAGGGAATTTATGCGGGTAGCGGCACATCGCAACCACTTGCATATACGGTGACAATGGTAAGTTATGCGGCATGTCAAAGTATTGGTTGACATGTTCCTCGAGGATAACAGGTGCAAACGGACGAAACTTTTGACGCTGCTTGATTTCATTGACTCTGTCTTTGATGTCGTCACCGCGCGGATCTGCAAGCAAGCTTCTGTTGCCAAGTGCTCGCGGGCCAAATTCTGCCTGTCCACTTGCAACACCAACAATTTGTTCTTCTAGTAGCGTATGCAGCAACTTAGCAGTAGGATATGGGCCAATGATACTGTTTCCCAAGTAAGGATGTTGCCAGTTTAATTTCTTACCGTATGTCAATGCCGCGGCACCTAAGCTACTACCTGCGTCACCTGGGTTAGGCATGATCCATGTGTTAGTAAAATACTTACCAAGATTGCGGTTAGCTAAACAGTTAAGTGCGACACCGCCCATGTACACTAAGTTGCCCGAGTAATTGAAGTTCGCTGCAATTTCCATTACACGGTAGATAAGCTTTTCAACTAATGCCTGTGCACTAGCAGCTAGATCGTACTTGTCAAACTGCATTGCGTAGTCACGATGGAAACCTGTATGCAAGTTAGACTTCATTACTAGATTCCGTGCATCTTGTACCAAGTCTTGTTCCAGCATTCCTTTAAGTTGCGAGTTGCCGTAAGCAGCCATGCCCATAAGAATGTATTCTTCGTCTAGTGGTCGTAAGCCCACCTCTTGCGTCATTGCAGTGTAAAACAATCCAATGCTGTGCGGGTACTTTTGTCCCCATAGCTTCTTATACTTTGCTTTGCCGTGCTTGTCGTAATGTGCACCGTAGATACTAATCGTGTCAAACTCACCAATGGCATCAATGACTACCACTGTAGCTTTATCATAGGGGCTGGTTTGGAATCCTGCGGCAGCATGAGACAGGTGATGGTTCCAAACAGATGTACTACCCAGGAAAGAATCAAACTGTGCGCCTAGCTGTGTGCGCAATACTTGATTCAGTGTGAGTTTATCCCACTCAACTCCTTGTCCAGAATATAGCTGGCGCAGTTGCTTAACGAATGGTCGTTCGTAATACGCAATGTGGTCTACATTGTAGTATGCAAGAACATTGGCAATGTCAGGGCAAAGATTGGGATCGCTCTTTTGTTTAGAGTAACGCTCGCTGTGCGATGCATACAAAATGCTCCCATCGTCCTTAATGACGCTCAATCCCGCGTCATGAAATCCTGCTGATATTCCTACTGTGCATCCCATTTGAATTCCTTAATTTTCGATATGACTTTGTCTGCTACTATCCTATGCCCAGCATCTAAGAAGTGCCCATTCGGACCTTGTTTGCAGCCATATGTCCATTCGGCCATTCCGTTACCAGGATCTATAAAGTGAGTAATGTCTATCTGCTTGCGCAATTCACTGTAGCTAAATTTGAATTTATTTTTGTAGTATTCGTTACCTGCGACTGGTGTCATTAAATATCTTATATTGTTGACCTTTAAGTATGACTGAAGTACTATAATATCTATTAGATATTGCTCGTAAATGTATTCATCACAGTGATAACGATTGATATATTTCGTTAATTCTTTCCGCCAAGGATGATGTGTCCACTTACCTGCATACCCAGGCCATGTGTCAAATATGCCATCTTCGTCGGCAAACTCAATCCTTCCCGGTGAAGTCCATCCTATAATAACCAAGTCGGATGGTTCCATGCTACTTAAATTTTCTATGGTTTTTCTGACTATACTTTTATTGCCTGCCCCTGGCGCGCCTGCATTAGTAATCTCACATTTGAATTCATTCGCGACTAAGTGAGGCCAGGCGGTATTGCGGTCAGATAGTTCTTCGCCATAAGTAAAGCTGTCTCCGACAGCTAATATGTGTTTTATCATTTATAGATAAATGGATCTCGTTTGCGTAACTCTTTAAGTTTTTTACGGTAACGGATCTCTAATTTGATTCTGTTGTAAAGTGTTTTTAACCAGTTCATATTTTATTTAAGCAATTTAATTTGCTGCTCCATGTAATCTTTATCTTCCCATTTATACCGATATCCGCAATATTGTTCGTTTGTTTCGATACTACGCACATTTAAATGTCTGCCTAACTTCTTCCATACCCGGCGGTGTCGTTCTGTTTCAAAAGTACGACGAAGATCAACTTGTCCTACTTGCGGGTGCCCAATAGTTAACGACTTGTCGTCAGGGTTAAATCCATTATGTACTAACCATTCACGGAAACGATTAAGTTCTTCTTTCATGTAAGTGAACTTAAATGGATTATTGGCCCATTCTATGTCAAAGTCCCCAGCAGCTTCTGTCTGCGAACGCATCGTCGTCGTAACTAACTTGTCTATATCGCGGCCTTCATCCTGAAATACTTCCCAATGGTGCTTACCCACTGCTTTATTTACTCCCACATAAACTGCGCCCTGTGGTCTGCAAATTGTATCTATACCAAATAATTCGTAGTCCTCTTCATCTAGTACAAAACGTGGTGCATTAAGCCAGCACATTAGTTGAGATGGTCTACGCCATTCGGGGGCGTGCTCATTTTTACGCATACTCAAAACTAGCGATTCATATTCGTGACATAGTAGATTTAATTGTCGTATATGCCAACGAGTAGCATGGTCAGCCTTATCATAAAACGGCGACATTGACCCGCTCACGCCCTGCAAGTCTTCGAAATAACGGTGCAACCAATTCATTTTATCATGAACTATTTTGCAGCCAGGGAGATCGTCACCTACGGCTCCGGTAGTTATTGTGTTCGCTACAGTAAAGCTATCGTTGATAACGTATCCCAGGTTTGCTGCATTGATCGCTGCGATAGACTCGTTCATTCTATCGCACAGAAATACTGCATTGCGTTTGGATTCTGTAAATCCAACAAAGCAATAGTTTTTTTCTAGGTGATAATCATTTTCCAATAGATGATTTAATGCCTTAAGCCACTTTCGACTTAACGAGTTATCAAACACATCTATGTATACTTTCAGTTCGTGCCCATCATCCGCAGTGAGCACCATTTCGATTTCATCTAACTTCGATTGATTCCCACCACTCATATGATTCCTTGCGTTGTTTTAAAATGTCTGACATAGTGTACTTATCATCCCTGATTTGCTCCAATTGTAAAATGCGCCGTTTTCCTGCTTGCTGTGCAAGCTTGTAAGAATCAGGCCATTGTTCATCGAATGTAGGGCGATTTTTAAGTTGGGTTAGGATATCAAACATTTCACCTGGTGAAATGTCAGCGAGAATTTCGTCTACCCATGGATGCAATATGTGCCGCGGCATTGCTAACGGACTCATCATTATGTCTGGACCAAAGCTGAATACTACTTTGGCCAGTACGTCTATTCCTTCTTGTTTGGCAAGGTCAAGAATGTTTCTACACTCGGTGAGACCCGGGAGGGTAAGAGTGAAATCGAGTCTAACTTGTCTACGGTCACGTCGGATTCCCTCCGACCCCCTAAGATTTTCAAGCCATTGATCGTAGCGGAGGCCTGTTCTAATGTATTCTCCAGTTTTACCCGTTCCGTCAATGCTCGCACATATCTGCCAATCCCTAAGATTAGCCAGAATATCTGTATAAAGATTATCACCTTTAAACTTAACTCGAGATAGATTAGTATTGTATCGCGCATAAACTTTAGGTCCATCTCCGAGCTCAATTATTCTTTTCATATAACGCCAATGTTGCTCATACATTAACGGTTCGCCCCCGACCCAGTAGACTTCCTCTACTCTATGTTCCTCTACTGCGTCGCTAAATTCTTTCTCAATCTGTGTATCTTGGAACTTACTAATCTCTGCCCTAACACTGGGAATCATCCAGTTGTTCTTTGTGTTAGTTAAATCTATCATGTTATTTTGTCGCTGTTCGCTTTCCCACGAACTGCTCAACATATCGCCGCACATTCTGCATTTAAAGTTGCACAGATTACTGAAGCGATAGTCCCAGCTAACTGGTTTAGCGGTAGTGTATCCCGTTTCATCAGTTGCTGCCATAACACTATCATACTTATGCCCAAAGAGCTGATTAAAATAACTACGGTAAACTGATGTGTTTAGCATTTTGCTATTACATACCTCGCACTCTGGCAAAGTTTCGCCCGCCATCATCCGTCTGCGCACATCTTTCATGTGCTCGCTATTCCAATGCTCTTCTAAGGTTACCGGAATATATTTACCCGTGCCTGCACTTACGTCGATGTATTGTTCAAAGTTTTGTGCTGGCTCCCGTGACGCACAACACATTCTTCGCTCCGTTATAGGAGAAACATAGGTGTGGGTATAAGGCGCCATGCAAAAATTAGGTTTATCTTTTGGTATATTATGCATGTGCTATTTCTAACATTGGGTATATTATTTCTTCGGTAAAACGTTTGGTTACTAGTTCTTTATTAAAGAACAAATTGTGGTTGTACTCTAGCTTTTCTAATGTGAGTACATCGTAGGGAACTTTGTCAAAGTTTTTAACGTTGTTTATAATGACTTTTAACTTTTCACTTAAATCATCTATTAAGTCATATGACTCGTCAAATAAGTTACCGAACGATTCAAATCCAAGACTCCTCAGAAAAGCCAAGTTTCCTTGATGCGCAAAAGTCATAAATGGATGGTAAAAAGCTATTGGCTTAAATGATTTTTCTGTAGTCAGTCCGACTGTTGGTTTATTAGTAGCGTAAGTCTCGACTACCATACTAAAATATGTATCATCATACCAAATCGGATTCATGAACCTCTGCCATTCGGGATTACTTTTCTCGCTATCACCGGGCAATTGCACCCCATTGTAACTATAAACAAAATCATCTAATAAGCTACTTAGTGCACCTATGATCAATGACCGATGGCGTTTTATTATGTTCATCGGCATAAATGCCAACTTTTTATATGTTTTATTAGGTATATACCTGTCGTAACCTAAACTTGAATACCACAATGATTCATTGTACCAGAAAAATGCCTCATTGCTAATGACATTGTAATCCGTAGGAATCTGGGTCTCCCATAAATTGTCTACGATAATCTTCGCTGTATCTTCAAACTTTGACACCCATTGCTTGTCTTTCGACATACAATTTACCGCATACAATGTATTTTTATCGTAAGTCATTGCATCATCGTATACTACAATATCAAAATACTGCTCGAATAATGGCTGCAAATATTTAGATTTAAAACTTGTATGTTCGTCAGGATGCAATACTAATTTAGGTTTCGCCATAGCTCGGGAAATGTTTCTTTAAATTGCGTTTTTCGTATTGTATCTAATTGTTTAGTAACTTGTAACATTGTAACTTGATTTGTTTTGTCTGTCTTCATACCGCCAAATGCTTTAACTAACTGCACTTGTAGATATCCAGGCAGGGTTGCCTCGTAGCGTTTATGTAATTCGTCCCTGTACTCTTGTGGAAGAATAGCAGGACTATAGTAAGCAGGGTCAGTTACAAAATTGTAGTGAATGTAATCGCCCTTGAAAAATTCAGCAAACTCGTCTAGCGAGTCGTAGTTAAGTGCAGAGATAGTCTGTGTTATGCTCACTTCTACATTAGATGCCTTTAGCTTTGCATAGTTAGACACTACGTCATCCCATTTAGTAGGATAGCGTATGTATGCGTTCTTCTCACCTACTGCATCAATGCTGCAAGAGATACGCGCCTTCTTAAACGAAGCCCACAACCCGTATGCATACTCAGGTATGTTAGTCATGTTAATAGAATAGTTGAGCTCAATGTTCTTAGCACGGTCTGAGATTACTAAACTGCGCAGGAACTCCCAGTGCTTCTTAATCAGCGTCGGCTCGCCGCCGTTGATATAGATAACTTTCAAGTCGCTTGATAGCTGCTCAAGGTCGTTCCAGAATATATCAGACTCAGGCCAGTCTAACTCAAACACATTAGAGTTAGCGTAGCCGATTGGCCAAGTCGTAAAGCGATCCCTGTCCATCATCTGGTACTTGTCTTTAAGGAAGTCAAACTTCTCTGCAAGCTTTAGATAATCACTGCGCCATTGTGACGATGACAATGGGTTGCATGTAACGCAACGTAGGTTGCAGATGTTGCCAAGGCGCAGCTCAACAAACTCAATGCGTGGTGTAATAGATCCGTCTTCTTTTGTAATGCTGCGGGCAAGCTCTTCCGTCATCGTGGGGAAGTTGCGTGTTTCTCTGGTTCGCTTGCTTTCCAATCCCTTTTCCTCCTTACGGTAGCAGCCCTTGCATGGCTCAGGTTCTTCGCCCGCCAGCATCTGCTTACGCACATTGCAGAACGAATGACTATTCATCACATCATTCAGGTGATTATATTTCAAATTATAAAAGGAGGGTTGCCCGTCAAATATAGTTGGATCAGTTATGTCGTAGGACGCAGAGCGAAGGCCAGCGTGGTCAGCTTCGCAGCACAGTGTCACATACCCTGCAGGGTGCGAGGCAATGTGATTCCAAGGTAGTGGACAAAATTTAGATGTCATTGTATCCCATTAATATAGCTATCTCTTCGTGTGTAGTAACTAAGCTTTGCTTACGGTATTCATCTGTGCGTTTTACTTTAGCAATAAATGCTTTACCATCGCTACCGGGACCTGATTCGATAAAAGATATAAGTCTATCAATTTCAATGCGGTGCGCAGGAGTAAACGAGCCAGCTTTAAGCTTATCAATTACAGCACGTTTAGCATCTGCGGTAAGCATATCAATTCTAAACTCGCGTTCGCCGTGTAACATGTTAAAGTAGTCGTAGTCAAAGCCTTGTCTACTAACCCATTCACATAGTTCTTCCATGTAGTAGATGTTAAAAGCGTTAGCAGTCAGACATACTTGTGTCTTAATGTTAGGCATGTCTTTGCGCAGTGCATTGGCTTTAGCAACAATCTGTTCTGCAATGTCCCAGTCTGCGCCATAACGCTCGTATTCAAAACGTTTTCCTACGTTGTCAATGCTAAACGCCAACTCAACAGTTTTGAAGTGCTTCCAAATATCAAATGCTTCCTTGGGAAACACTGTAGCATTTGTATTGTAATGTATTTCAATGTTTTTAGCAAACCCTTCGGTTACCGCAAACTGTAGAAGATCAAAGTGCTCTTGAATAAGCAATGGTTCGCCACCAGTAAATTCGAAGTAAACAATCTGTGGCAATAAGCCACGAAGGTCATCCCAAAAGTCTTCGCTCTCACGTGGCCATTGTCCTTGCTTTAAGAACGTGTACGCTAGATGGTTCTTTTTGTTTACATGCGGTGTGTATGCCAATTCTTCTTGTGCCCACTTAGATGACGACCAGCTGCCACAGATGCGGCACTTCAGGTTACAGATATTACCTAGCTTGAGGTCAATAAACTTGAGTTGGTCAGGTGTATCATTTTCCCAATCTACTTCTTTGGCTAGCTCAGGTAAGCGCATAAACGTAGACATACGTTTGCTTTGGCGGCCCACTGCTTCTTCGTCCCAACATGTAGCACAGCTCTTTGGCTGTTCGCCATTGCGGAATGCGCGGCGTAGACCTTGCATGTACTCGCTTTTATATATTGTGCTGAGTGGAGTATCCGTCAAGTTAAAGCGGGCGCCGGACTCGTTGGTAATCTCTTCTTTAAACATGCAGCAAGGTCGTGCCCCACCTGTTGGGCTTGTTTCGATGCTAACCCATGGTAGCATACATAGTGTCTTAGGAATTGTCATAGTTTTCTAATGTTTTCAGTTCTGTGAAGACGTTCCAGAAATCTTCGTTGCGCACGCCGTCAAGCAATGCAGTTTCTTTCTTAAAACGATCCCAGTGCTGTGAACCATCACTGCCGTTAATAAAGCTCAACATGCTACGGAATCCGTTAGTCGCACGGTTAAGGTCGTCTTGTGGCTCTAGCCATTTAATGTGTTCTTCGTACGCCGGAGTAATGACTTCGTCTTTAAACTTTTGCGGGAAGATGTCGGCACGGTACCAGTCTGGGCTTTGACAAATGTTTACGTTCCAGTCCTTGGCTTTGATAAGCCCTGCATCTACCCATTCCTTATGGAAATCCAGCACATGCAATACGTTCATGCTGCTGACTGTGCTGCTTACATAGAAGTCTACGTGAGGAACTTCTTCCATCATGCGTACACGGTTCTCTACAGTCTGTTCCCAATCTGTGCCTTTACGCATCAATTCACCACGTGCCCCAGAAGCATCTAGACTTGCGCCAACGCCAACTGATTTAAAATGTTTCCAATACTCAAATACATGCTTATCTTTAAACCGCATTTCGCTAAAGTTTGTGTTATAAAGGATACGTACATCTGTTTTACCTGCTTCGATTAACTTCTCGAGCAATGCGTAATGTTCCTTCATAATTAAAGGTTCACCGCCTGCAAAGTATACTTGCTCTAGATACGGAACGTGCTCTAGCATCTGTTCCTCGATTCCGCCATCTGTACCAGTGGTGTATTCAACTCGAGCCATCTCACGCCCTAATACGTCTGGCTTACGTCCGTACAGTTTAACGTGGTCGTTGTACCATTGTGAACTAAAAATAGGACCGCACGAACGGCACTTCATGTTACACAGGTTAGAAAATCGTACATCCCAATAACGAATCTTAAACTCTGGGTGATAACCGTCTTCGTGTGTCTGCGCTACTTCTTTAACCATGTGCCCATAGTTGCGGTTAGCATCGTTACGCATAGAGAAGGCGCCGTGCTGCTCTTGTTCGTAGCACTTAGTACACTCAATGCACGGCTTGTCTGCAAGCATGTTGGTTCGCATTGTTTTGTATTTGTCTTGGTTCCATACTTCTCGCATCGTATGCTTGCGCAAGTCTCCGACAGGATGGAAGTATTCAGACAAGCAGCACGGGTAAGCACGGCCATCTGGGAAGGCATGCATGTGGGTCCACGGTAGCATACAGAATGTTTTACTTTCTGTCAGCTTGCTCCACTCTGCGTCGGTTAGTTCTTCCTTCTTAATGAAGAACGGTGCTTTGCCGTTGTAATCGTAATTATCGTCGTATACTTTTTTTGTCATATGCTATTGTACCATACTCCCAATCCAGGGAATGTCTTTCTAAAATCTTTATTACGGCGCACATCGTATTGTTCGTGAAATGCTTTGAAATCTTTCTCTAGTACATTACGTTCGGCAGCACCTAAGTGTGGAGTCTTTACTACATCTAAATAATCAATAAGGCGTTGAACTTGATTGAGTTCCATTTCGCCTAAATGGGTGTTAGTATGGTTGTCGTCATACCAATCTTGAAGCTTTACTTTGTACATTCTGCGCAAGTTGTCAGGCAGGACTAGTGCACTTTGAAAGCTGGGGAATCGCATAATATTTAGCGAGAAATCAATCGCGTCGCGACCAAACTCTTGCTTCCATTGTACGATGATATCTAGGAACTGTGGCAGCGATTCCAAGCACAGTGCATTGATTGTGTTCATTACGTGCAACCCGCGTAGCTTGCCGCTTTGCAATAGCTTCTCCACGTTGTTTGCCCATGCATCCCATTGTAAGCCATCACGTATGTATTCTGCGTGTTTACCTACAGACTCATTGCTTGTGTACAGATCAATCTGCACATCATCAAGAGCTTCCATAAGCTTGTCGAGATCTACTTTGTCGCCCAGGTTAGAGTTAATAGCAAGGCGGGTTTTGCTTGCGCCCTTATTCTCTTTGAACCATTCAATTAGCTTCCAAGTGTCGCCCGACATAAGCGGCTCACCGCCTGTAATGCGCAGTTCATCTAGTGTTGAGTGGAGGTCGCTTGCCCACCACTTATGGAACGCTTCCACATAAGGATTATTTTCACCGAACTTATACAGTTGAGCACTATCGTGAGGATGAGTAAAGTGATTACGACCGTCGCTGACCAGTCCTGTGTAGGCACCGTTTTTCCGTATGTCATTAACCCAAGTGCTACTGAAAGCGGGATTGCAGTAAGAGCAAGCAAACTGACAAGTTCTATCAAATGCAATTTCCAAGGTTTTGAGGTTGATGTCAGTTGACGCAGGCGTGCTAAAAGCATATTGTAGATCCTTATCTTCATAAATGATTGTTTTGTAAACACGGTCGCTAATATTGTCACGACCAATGTCCTCTATCTTCCAGCAATATTCACAACCAGAAGGGCGCTCTCCTTTTTGCATCTGCTCACGTTCCATTTTCTTCTTGGGCGTATTGTGCAGTGCTGCTGGATTAGCGATCACATCTTCAACTTCTACCTTGTGAGGCAACGGATGATGGCACGATGTTGTCATACCACTGCCAAGCCATATTGTTGCGTTGTACCACTTTGCGCCGCAAAAGCTTTCGCTCTTGATATCAATTACACGGCGTTTGAATTGTAGATCTGTTTCGTTGGTTAGTCTTGTCATAATATATTGTATAAATGCAATGGTGTCGCGATGTTATGTCGTTCAGAAAACTCTATAACAAATCGTTCCAGTTCTTTGTAAAGCGTATGGTTGAATGTAACCGAATTCATTACTGTCAAAATTTGTTTGTTTCCTTCTGCAAACCCTAGTGTATCAATCATCTCTAATGTTGACGTTATGGCAGGTTTCAATTGCTCGGGCAAAGTTGCAAAACTTTGTATTTTCGGATTTACTACATAACTGAAACCCCAAATTAATCGCGAATGCAATTTTTTAAATTCTAAGACAACCGGAACAAGGTTTTCGATATCCCTTATCGTAATGCTTGACATCAGCGATGCTATTTCAAAAGTTACATTAGGTGGTGCATTGTGCAATGCGTAAGTTATAGTGTTGATCAAATTAACATAATCGATTCCGAATCGAGTAAACTCTGCATTATCAGTCGTAGAATCTAAACTTACAGTAAGCGAAACTTTTTTAAATTTTCGAATATGGGCAAATAGTTTATCTATAGTAGCATTCGTACATTTAAAATTAGATGTAATTATAATGTGCGATGCCGACGATAACTTTAGAATCTCCCATAGTTGCTTATTAAGCAACGGTTCTCCTCCTATTAGGCATAACGTGTCCGGTTCATAGTGCTCTAGTAACCTCAGGTTCATTTCAGTCGTTTTACTCTTGGGGTCCACAGCGTAATGAAATCTATCAGCAAAAACAGGATAAATCTTTGTGTTTACGTCGTGTGCCCATTTACTGCTAAACTTTGGATTGCAGTATGTACATTGTAAGTTACACTCATTACCGAGATTAATTTCTAATTTAGATGGTTGGCGATTGCCGGTTTGATAACTTTCAAAATTTGAGGTATTAAAAATCTGTAATGCATCTAAGCGTCGGCTTGTGTTACCCACAGACTCTGTTGCCCAGCAATAGTCGCAACTAGGATCTCGAACACCTTGTAATAAATTTAACTGTTGGTCTTTTAATATGTTTCTTGCATTATCTATATTAGTAAATTTAATAGGCGTGGCTTTACAGCAAGCATACACATAATTAACCTGCGAATTCAATGTGATTTCGTCCCATTTAAGTGGACAAAAAGTGTCAGGAATTGTTGGCATGATACCTACACTCTTTCCAGAATTCTAACATCTGCGGGAAGGTCTCTTCAAAGTTAGTACTACGGCGTTTATCGTGCTCGTTAAAGAATCGATAAAAGTCTGCACGTTGTTGCGTAATGTATTCCTTGGGAAGATTTTGCCCTTCTTTCATCCAGCCTATGTCTCTTCTGAGCCTTTGCACTTCGTAATCTTTAAATCCCTTAAATGGGAACTCAGGCGTTTCTAAATTCAATTCCATCCAGTCAGCTACTTGCTCTAGTATGCCCACATAAGCGGGAGGCAGGATCTGTAACGATTGCCACTTAGGCTGGCGCAGTATCGGAGTATCAAACCAGACACGTTGGTAGGTTGTACTGTGCTTGCGGCGCAATTCAAGTATCCATTCCAGGTAACGTTGCAACCCAATCACGCTAAGGTTGTTCATTGTGATAATGAATGTCAAACTATTGCGATACGGGATGTCAGTAAGGAAATGTTCTACGTTGTGCTCGACACGTCTGAAGTCCATACCGTGCCTAATGTACTCTGCATGTTCAGGTATGCCAGAATCCAAGCTAACGAACTGCATAAAGTGTTCGATTTGCGTGTTGCACAGTGCTTTTACATAGCTGTGGTACTTATCGTATAATGCAGTTTCTACGCTGAAGTTACTTGTCACATTCAGGTGCAAGTCTGGCTTAGGCAAAGCTAACACATAGTCAAACACCTTGTACGTGTTCTTGTCCATGAGTGGCTCACCGCCTGTCATGCGGAAGTGCTTAAGGTGCGGGTACAGTGTTGGCCACCATTCCCAAAATGCGTCTACGTATGGATTGTGTTGTGAAGCAGGTATTGGACGATTTCGTCCAATAAAATGGCTAGCGTCATTGTGTATAGTACTAGTTGGGTAACCACCCCAGCGGTCCACTTCTTGCCCCCACGATGAGCTAAATTGTGGACTACAATAGCTGCACTTGAGATTACAAGCGTGATTAAAATTAACCTCAACATAACTTGGAATAACGTCATTTTCTTCTCCTGTACTATTACTTATTACATCAAAGTCAGAAGCTGCCCACGGTTCGCCGGAGCGGTAATGCCTATCGCTCAGTTGGTCATGCGCTTCAATATTCCAGCAATAAGAGCACTCTGCGGGCTTCTCATTCTTAAGCATAATGATGCGCTGTTCTTTTTTGTGCGTAGTGTTGTGCAGTGCACCTGGATTCTCTTTAAGAGGCGCAGGATCGATCTCGTGCAGTGGTGGGTGGTAGCAGGAGTTATTGAGACCTGTGGGAAGGTGTAAGCTTACTTGCTTCCATTTAGCTAGACACAATGCAGGGCCTAGTTTGGCCTTCATCTCGTCTGCTGCTGACATGAAATCTGATTTACTCACGTGCCATAATCCCCGGGTCTTTGTACCCTGCTCTGTAATGGTGTTTAAAGAATTTGCTTTGCCCTGCATTCATGTCTAGAATAGGCAAACCTAGTCTGTTGCGCAATGCGTCGTCTACTTCAATCGTCGTCACCTGCTGATCCCATTCTTCCCACAATGCCTTTAGCTTGGTAAAGTCTTGCACCTCTTTGTAATCCCAACCTGTGCACATTGTCATGTACGTACCTAGCCTTGCTCCTATCAATGCCCACTTTCCGTTCTCTGCATCTAGTCCCACGTTGTGCCAGATTGTGAGGTTGTCCATGTTACGCTGCACAACGGCTTTGTTGAACTCTTCCAGTGTAGGTTTTTTGCCACGATTAAGAGACATCTTAACACCTTCCCTAAACCCAGCACGCCAGGCTTGAAACGGTGTACCGTTAGGGTACGTTGTAGAATAACAACCGCCCATAGCCCAGTACTTTGGGTCAAAGCAGAATTCGACATCAGTTTCATCGTTCCCGGTTGATGCTTCGTGCGTCTGCATATTCATGACAAAATCTTTTGTCCAGCAAGAGATGCCCCCGTTGCCGTACATTAATCCATTTACTTCGTTACGTGCTTTCCAACGAAACACGCTTTCGCGGTTGCTATCATCAATGCGTAACTGCATATTAAAGAAAGCAGGATCAGGTATGTTATCTCCATCAATAAGGATGAAGCGATCTGTGTCGGAAGCTTGGGCTGCTGCTTTGTGTGCGGCATCAGAGCCGTGAACCCCATCAACTCTCTTTGCCCACGGTACCATGTTTTGAAGTTTGATCCAAAACTCTTCTTTTTTAGGTTCATCATATGTCAAAAAAATTACGTCTAAGTCTGCGATACAAGTTAAATTATTCATAAATATAGTTAGTTAAGGAATTTTATGTTTTTAGAAAACAAATATACTAGTTGGTACTATAGCATAGTCAACACCGCAAAAGCAAGAGGTAATAGAAATAAGTACACCGAAAAACATCATATTATCCCGGAATCCTTTTTCGCAGCAAGTAAACGATCAAAATGCCCAGGCTCGCTATTAGGTAATCCAGGCGCAGCTAACAACATTGTTCGACTTTTACCAAGGGAACATTTTATATGTCACATACTACTAACTAAAATGACAGTAGGTGAATTTCGGAAAAAGATGTTATTCGCAGTACTGGGAATGAAACGTGTCACTAAAACACAACAACGATACATGAATTCTAGATTATACAGTACAGTTCGCACCCAAGCTAGTGTATTTTTCAGTGAGCTAAATGCTGGGCGCAAACATTCACTAGAAACGAGGGCTAAAGTATCAGCCGCTAGTAAACTTAGAAAGCATTCGGATGAGACTAAAGCCAAAATGTCAGCTGCGAGCAAAGGTAAACCGAAGTCAGATTCACAAATCAACAAAATGAAATTGTTGAAACATTCAGCAGAATCAAAAGCTAAAATGTCCGCTGCCAATAAAGGAAGAACTGCATCCAATGCGACAAAAGCCAAACAGTCAGCTGCAAGTTTAGGTAAACCAAAAACTAAAGTACACGCAGAAAATATATCAAAAGGCTTAACAGGACAATCTAAACCTCCTATGCCAGAATACCTAAAAAAACAAATTTCCGAAAAACTCAAGGGCCGGAAATCAGCACGGAAAGGAACTAAAGGGCTAGTTAAACATTCTCCGGAAACAAAAGCTAAGATAGCTGAATCAAATCGCAGGCGAGTAGTATCTGCAGAGACCAAAGCTAAAATAGCAGCAAGTTTAGCGAAAACTAGAGCATTAAAGAAACTTTAAGGTAAATTAGTTCTGTACTCATAGTATTCGATATTTGGGTATGTTTCGTCTTGCTCAATAATCAAACCGGCATTGTTCTTTACTACAGGAAATCCTTTAGTAGACTTGCTTAATTGTACACGAAAGCCAGGATCATTTTCAATCTTTTTGAGCTTGCCGTTAACTACAGTGTACCTAAAGTAGTTGTCGTAATCGTTTTTAGATACAACAATATACGTGCCGGGTTCGTGCGATTGCATGGAGCAACTAGTTATGTTGCCATCTACATCGTAGTAAATTCTGTATTCTATTGGTTCTACTTTAAACGGCTGAATGGCCGCTATAGCTTTGAGGAATTCTGATTCTGCATCAGTCATTGTATTTATACTCTTTATCGTAGTAATGCACAGGGTGATATTGGTTTAGGTTATTGATACGAATCATGTTGCCGTCTGTTTCGGTCATCACGGTTTCAAATACAGAACGCTCATCAGCCCATCCTTGTACGCCTGGTTTAAGGTGCACAAAGTTAATGAAATCCAATGGCAACGTATGTTGCTCTTTGCCCAATGCGTGGACAGCTAATGCATACAGCACGTCAGTCGACGGATAGTCTTCATCGCAGCCTATCAAACTGTTCTTTACTGCGTCCCAATTGTTGATAATTTTAAATGCAGTTTTGAAAAACTCCGCTGCCGTTTTACTGTATCTGAAGTACATTAAGCCATTGTACGTATCGGGCAGGTTATTGTCGTCAAACATCTTGCGGTACTTACGCACGTTAGAAGCATCACCCCTGTAGTCTTTGCAGCCTGTGGACAGCACAACGTCCTTAAGTCTAAATGCATGTAACCAATGATCAATACTGCGAGTAAACAGGAGATCGCTTTCGAGTTTAATTGTTTCCTTAAACGGGGTTAACGAAAATGCATACGGCTCAAGGGACATTGCTGGCATGTCTGTCTCGGGTAGTTCAACTACGTAGTCAAACACTTTTTCCATTGTAGCAGTTACTTCTTTAGATGTAGCTTTATCTACAATGACCGCGTACCGATTATTCTTTTGCGTTGCTTTTATGTTCTTTGCTTGCATGTACGCAAGTCGCAAGTAATCTGTGTCTGCAGAGTTAATGGCAAACGTTACATAGCCCAATTGTTCTTTGTGATCAAACACACATATCCTCCACAAATTTTGCAAAGTTATCGCTCTGCAAATAATCTTTATCCATTACGTGCACACTTTGCTTTGGCATCATCACCGCTTTGTCTTTCATACGCACTGCAAGCATACTACCCTTAGTTTGTATGCTTTCTACTTGCTGCTCTAGCGTAAGCATTACCCACGGTATTCCTTGATCTTCATTCAAGCTGTAGCCAGATATGATATTGTTAGCAATAGCAAAAGCGTAGTCATTTCGGTAACTACGACCGCCGACATTGTATAGTTTGCAGTAATAAGGGTAGTTACGTTGGACGCGACCAACCATATCAAAGAGTATTTCAGCTTTATCAGTTTTCCTAAATAGAACAACTGTAGCCCAAACGAATGGGAGTGAAGTAGTACCCATTTCTTCATTAGAAGGCCCATTTGTGTCCTTATTGTGATGCATTATTTTGTAGTCGAAGTCTGTCTCAAACAGTTTGAGCAAGCTGTCATCTAGCACTAGATAGTCAGTGTCTAGTAGTATTGTTTCTTCGTATGGAGAGAAAGCGTATGCTGTGTAACGATCAAAATTCTTCCACTGTACTTGCACATCACTTAAGTCTGTACGAAAGTTTCCGTCCTTTGCATCTACTCGATGTACGATATGAAAGTCAAACTTTGGGTCACCTGCCATGTCTGTCACTAATGTAACCGGTAGCTTCAGATATTTTTCAATTAGTCTCGCGGCGTTATCTGCAATGCCCACATAGTTTACAGTGGGCGAGTTGAATGCAAACAATATTACGCCGCGCTTAGACCTTGCGGATTTGTTTGAGTTCTGCATGTTGTTGATGCCATGAGTTCATTACCTTTTGGTAATGTTGCTGTGCTGTGACGAGAAAGACTTGTTTGTCCACTTCGATTGGATTTTGGTAAGCGTCTTCCAAAAACAATTCAGGTACAGGCCAAGTTGCTACAAACGCCAAAAGCTCTGGCGTGATTTTGAATAACCCGCCGTTGTGTGCAAAATGCAGATCAGTTTGAATCTTCTCTCGAAGTATCGTTTTGTTGACTTGGTAGTCAGTAGATTTTTTGATTTGGTCTACAATTGGTTGAATAGTCATAATAAAAGGTGTTTACTAATTATATAGCAAACACCTTCTAGGGTCAATATTTTTGATATTAAGCTACGGTAACTGTGCCCCAGCTATTGCCCAAATATGTTGTTTCTGGCGCAACTACGTCAACGCGGTGATTAACAGTAACGTTCAAGCTATCGTTAATACCTTGCTGTGCCGCAGAAGTAAATTGCAATGTCAATGTAACGACGTTACCCGAAACAGACGCACCAATTACGGCAGAGTCACTAGTGTAAGCTGCGGTAGTGCTCGTAACTTGAATAAAGTTTTGTTGTGACGCTGTCAAGTTAGCATAACCGAATGCTGTGTTGTTCGTGTTCAGTGTACCGCCAGTACCGATTCGACCACCGTTTGTTGCACGTCGGAATGTGTTTACCCCACCTAAGTTAGTACCGACCAAAGTTACGATAGCAGACGATCGAGCAGAAGCATCGCCGTTAGTAACGCTGGTAACTACAAAGTTTAACTGTCCACCACATTGGAAGAATTTAGCTGCACTTGTGCCGAAAGTAATTGTTCTGTTGATGGTGTAACTCAGTGCGCTTGCGGTATTTGCACTTGCAAAGTTAGGACTAAACACTGATCCAGTTGTTGTTCCTCCTTGTGTAGCAAACAAGTTGACATTGGTTACTGCGGTGTTAACACCGTTTGCCACTGATGCCAAATATGTAACAGTTGTACCGGCCGTGGGCAAAGTAATTGCCGCTGTGCCACTTTGGTGTGCTAGTGCATTGTTCAAAGCGCCGATTAAGGTTGACCACTGTGCTGCTGTAACAGTGTTACCAGTTGCCAAAGCTGTAGTGACCGCAGTTTGGCCGTATGCTGTGCTCCACGTACCATTTAACGTAGTTGCTAACGAGTTGTAATCTGTTGCAGCAATTGTGCCGCCTGATGCGTATGTCATGTCTTAATCCTATATTTTAGTTATTTATTTTCACGATGGCTTCTATCAAAGATAACTCATCCGATTCTTTATCCTGTAAGGCCCGCCCAATTACGTTCCAAGGGGTTATTTCTTCGTTGGTTCCTGCTCTTGCAATGCCGTTTCCTGCGCTGACTAGTCGGTCACCTTTTCGAATAATCCCGATTACTTTGACGGGAACTCTACCACTTAGTGCGACGGGTGGATGAGTGGTGTCATCCCCGCTGCCTGCGTTCATTAAATAAGCTGCTTTAGTACTTATGACGCCAAACACTTTTTCGCTCAGATCCGCACTCGCAGCGGTTATTTCTGCGCTGCCACCGATCTCAACTACTGTCCCTGCCTCATATTCTGCATCTGCTGCAAAGCGTTCGGCTAAGTCAGCGTACTTTGCTTGCATAGAAACGCCGTAAATATTAGCGAACCACGATGTAGTGCTTCCTAAATTTACCGCTGCATTCGCTGATGGAATTAATGCACCAGTAATAGTATTAGAGCCGTTACGGGCTAATGCTGTATTGTCTACGTAGAACTTGTTTGCAATGTCGTTTGAATTTAATGGAGAGGAGGTAACTTCTGCATGGCCTGATACCCCGTTCGCAGTAAACACAGGCAAACTTGTGCCCAGCTGGTTTATGTAAATACTAAGGTTTTTGCCCGACACAGTGTGGCGGACTCTTCCCGTGCCAGTTAGCGGGTCCACATCAATAACCACATCTCCGACTGTGCCGATTTTAATGCCGTCATTGCTTGCAGTTGACAACTGCACATTAGACGATGTTGTCACATCATTTCTAGCAAAGCTACTTGCAGAAACAATAGTATTGCCGACCATTAAGTTCAATGCTACGTTTGCAGTTTGGAAATATTCTAATGTAGGTAAACCGGGATCTTGACTTAGTGTAAAACCTGGTTTAACAGTAGTGAACCCCGATATAAGAGTGCCGGGAGTAAACTCGTCCTCTTTACTAAGGATGGCAATTAGCTTATCTTGAATGTAAAATTTAATTACTATTCGGGAAAGGCCGGTGTTATCTAAGATAGTGTCAGGAGTCGCACCTGTTTGACCAGTGGTCGTGTTATTAACCGGGCCAATTGTAAGCCACCCGCCGTTACCAACTGCATTAGTGCCAGTTACTGCACCAGTGAACAGCTTTAATTGCCTATTAGCAGTGTCCCACCACAGGTCACCGACTACTGGTGCGTATGGTAGATACTTTGGCGTACCCACAGTGCCTGTTGCAGCATCAGTAATAGGATCAGCATTGTACATAGAGGACAATGATTTCCAAATTGCAGGATTGCCTGCTGCCGCTGCTGTGTTGACCTTCAATACTTTAGCACCAGAATCCCACCAGATTTGGCCTGGCAATGCAGATAACGGGCTTTTAGTATTTGCAAAATTTTCCAGCAAGTAAACAAAATTCTCATTGAGTAGTTTACCGTAACCAGGATAATTCTTACCAATTAACGATAAGCTAGTGGAGCCAGTATCAACTGTACCATCTTGCAGGCCAGCTGATCCTAATCCGGGGATTGAAGTTCCATTTGATAACGTTAGTGAATATGACATATCAGTATTTATGCTAGAAAATTATGTATGTATATTACCACGTTGTACTCAATGCAGTTCGTGTCCAAATATTAGTTGTTCCGGTATACGCCGCGGTGCATACATACAAATAAGAAGCATCAACTGCCATCATGCCAGGAATATCTCCCGACATACCTATAGGGCTAGTAGGTATTGATATCCGGGGACTAGTGTTGACCCACGCGGTACCATTATATATGTACAGCATTTTTGTGGTGCTATTCCACCACAACTGACCTTCTAACGGATTTGCCGGGGAATCAGCCGAACTAAAGTTTTCTGTCATGCGGACAAAGTTTTCGTTCTGGATTTCGCCGTAGTTAGTAACCTGCTTACCAATTAAGGCAATGCCTGCATGGTAACGATCCACTGCGCCGTCAAGCACAGTAGCTAACAATGTCCCATTTGTTTGGTTAACTAAGTAGGCCATTGTGTATTATCCTATGTACGATAGATTTGTGAGTGCTTGTATACGAATTGTGTAATCGATCTTAATCTTACGATTTAAAGATTTTTGCACCGGGTGGAATACAACGTGTGTAAGCATCTTACCTGCAGTGCTGAATAGACCTAGTTCGTCAAATACATATTGTTCGTTTAAATTTTGACTATTGTCAAAAGCTGCTTGGCCTGCGGGCTCGCCGTAGTCTAGTAACATTGTTACTAAAATGTCAGTGTATACTTTGCCAGGGATGTGGCGGATTTCCATCTTGTTATTAAGTGGATCTAAATTCTCTGCACTTGTGCCATCAATAACTTTAGTGAATGTCTGATTATACAATGCAGCATTCTGGTTATTGGTATTAGTTGGCAAGTAGTTAATAACGCCGGTAGGGTCAACAGATGTGCCACCGTTGCCTAGATTAATTGTCTTGATGAAGTTACCGCTTAAGTCAGCTAGACTGTACGCAATGGCCTCAGACATGTTTTCATAATGCACGGCATTATCAACATCCCGTAATACAATAGTGTTCGCCGGATCAGTTACATCATATATGTCGACATGGCCATGTATTTTCATATTAATTTGATTCATTTAGTTTCCTGGAGCCGCCTTTTCCGGTGCCAAATTTCTTAAGTTTATAACCCATGTGCTGTATATTAGGCATCGTTACTAGTCAAAAATACTTCGTTAGTCTCAGGATCGTAAATCTTGATGTGACCACGGATATTCAGCCCGCCTTGTTCGTCGGGCTGTTTTTCTTCTTGGATAGGCATAGGTTGTACAACCTCTTTCTCGTCCATTTTATAGGCGACCTACAACAACTTCAATGACACCGACGTCTGTGCTGTCGTAGTTAGCAAGTGCTTTACCAATTACAGAACCTAATTCTGGTCGAGATGCTGCTTGAGCAACACCAGGAATGCTAGATGTAACTAACATGTCGCCACGCTTGATTGTACCGACAACTTGGCAAGGAACACGACCAGTTAACGCTACTTTAGCGACGAATTCAGCTTCTAAACCGTCGTTCATTAAGTGAGCTGGGCTAGTTGTAACTACGCCGGCAACTTTTACGCTACCAGTGCTTGTGGCCATCGTAACTTCTGTCTTGTCACCAAAGCATAATACTGTACCAGGAGTATATGCTGCATCAGCTTCATAGCATTCTGCCAAGTCAGCGTAACGTGCAGTTGTCGCTTGACCATAAATTGTAGCAAAGTAGTTGCTTGGACCGCCCAAGTTCAATGTACCGTTTGATGTTGGCAAGAATGTTGCAGACATCGTGTAGTTAGTTGCGTTAACTGTGGTAGCGCCCAATGTAGTAAGTGTCAGACTAGATACGCTAACTGTACTAGCATTCAATGTACCAACTGTGGCAGTACCAGAGACAGACAATCCAGTTAAAGTGCCCACGCTAGTGATTGCCGGTTGTGCTGCATTGGTAACCGTCGCAGCAGATCCTGTAACAGACCCGCTAATAGTATTAGTAACAGTTAGACTGCTCAATGTGCCGACGCTCGTAATTGCCGGTTGTGCCGGAGTAGCAATAGCACCGTACAAGGAAGTAGCGTGTACTGTGGCAGTTGCGTTGAAGTTGGTTGCATCGACGTTACCAGTAAACGTACTCGTCCCGGTAACTGCAAGATTATTGACAGTAAGATTTCCGGTAATTGTACCAGTAGTTGCATTAATACCAGTAACTTGTAGGGCCCCGTTAATTGTGCCGCCACCGTTAACCAGTAAAGAACCAGTAGTCATTTGGCCTGAAATATTTGCGCTTGTCGCTGTCAACGCAGGTAAAGCAGCCAAATAGCTCTTTAAGTTAGCGCCCGTAATACGTTGGGTAATACCAACAGTCTCAACCGGGATATTTGTATAATCTAGGATTGTGGAAATCTCTGGTAAACCACTAATTGTAATCGTTGCCATGTTAAAAACGCCTTAATATGTTATATTTATGTATTTATTACCGTTCAGATTTCGCCTCTGATAAAGCGGGCCTGCACAGTCGACGCCAGCATCAAGCCGCCGCCATCAGTAATTGCCCCTGCAGGAGGCGTCTCAGTGCCCACATAATCATTGGATGGTATGCCGCCCTCCCACGAAAATCCCAATGCTACTAGCGCAGGATCTGATTGCGGATTTACCCCGTCCATTGTCAATGTTTCCCAAACCATACCATTTAACGCAAAAGTTCCTGATCCTGTAGCTAACAGATTCTCCCAAATTCCCTCTACCGCAGCAGAAATAATTATTTCTGAGCCAACCAGAGGAGCTGCATTGATAAATCCAGGAGTCAATGGGTTTACACCAATTCGCACAAAGGTGATCTGGACTGGATTTATTCCTGTCACCACAAAGTTAGTAACAATCTTACCAGCTACTGTAACTTTTACAGAATTTGGATAAATTGTGCTAATAGAACCAGTAGTAAACACTGTGGTTTCATTGTCACCTATGAATGTCTCTGGTGCACCCGGATCAGGTATAGTTGGAATATACGATGTATTAGGTATAGTTTGGTCACCGCCAGCATCTACAGCATACGAGCCTGCAGGGTGCAATGTTGCGCCGCCAGTCCCTTCTGCCGCACGACGAATCTGTGTGAGAATCCTAGCACTGATATCAAATCCATAGAATGTAATCAACTCGCCGTTAATGAATACACGGCCAGGGGCGTCTAGTTCTACACTAGGATACGAGAACACAGAAATATCAGTTACGTGAATAACTGTATCAGTAATGTGTAAATCTTGCGACAATGTTGTCGTGTACTTAGGCATAATACGTGTATACGATACGTTGCCGTTCATGTCATAAAAGTCTCTCCATCCCACTAAATCGTATGTATTTTGCGACAGGGTAGCAGTAGCTTGCACTGGTGCAATGTTAGAACCAGTAACAACCAACGTTGGGTTTGCATCTATAGTTAAACCAGTACCACCGTTGTTAATAGTAAACGAAGTAATAGCGCCGTTGGCAGCAAGTACAGGAGTAACGTTTGCGTTGTTGATTCCGTTGATAGCTACATTGACCAACGTAATGCCGCTTACATCTACACCCTCTGATGCTTTTAACGCTAACGATTCTGCATTGTCGTAGCCGAAGCCCACGTCTTGCACTGTAATGCTGGTTATAGTGAATACGTTGGAATCAAAGCCCTTAGTGTTAGCTTGTAGAACTTGTATATCTAATGTTTCATATACACGACCAGGCATCATTTCTTCCGGTGCATGAGACGAGAATGTATCGTAATATTGACCACCATCGATTAGAATAGTTTCAGGGCGTGTGCCTAGTGTAAGATCAGTATACTTCGACTGAATGGTCGAATCAACCTGGTTGCTTAGTTTGTCTAGCAATGTCTCTGGTGCAGATTCGATTAACTCGATCTGATTGATCTTGTCACTTGACTCCCACGGGATAGAACCGTCAATAAATAAGCCTGTGTTCCAATCAATTCTAGGATCAGTGAACATAGCAATATCGTTTGTCGATTGCCACAAGTTACGTGCCTCTAGAGCGTTTACGTTGTCGACCCAATCACCAGGGATCACTTTAGCAGCAGCATCCTTATAGTAAGAGAACTCAAATTGGTCGCCATTACCGTCAGTTATAAATTCGCCTGTATCTGATGTCCAAGCGGATTGTATTGCACTATCAGCGTATCCAGTGCCAGTAACTCGTACACCGGGATACTCTATGCCGTTAACTAACTGTGTCAACGACGCACCGGGCATACCTGTCAATGGCGAATAGAATCCTGTAATTCTATTGTTATTGTTTATTAGAACGTTGCCCTGATCAAGTTTTTCAAACTTAGTGTAATCGAAAACATCGTGCTGATCAGCGATAGGAATTACAAACTCGACAATTCTGAAATCACCGTCCACCATTGTAAATCCACTGCCCGTTGCCCATACATCTTTTACAGTTGCAGGGGCTGCGGTAGTTTCGGGCACAATAGGCAAGTATATCTCGCCGTTGTATGCGACTAGCTTGCCACTCTCCAACCATACTAATTCGCCACTGGTTGCAGTAGTGAATGTAACTTGTGCAGTTCCGCCAGTGTCCGTTCCTGCCATTATAAACTGACCGTACTCATCTTGCCACAAGTATTGTTGTGCAGACGATATGGCAGACGTACCCAATGTTGCAGAGTATTCTGTGTTAGGTTGCCATTGTACTACGTCTGTACTGTAAGTAATACGATCAAACTTCAACTCAGTAGTAATACTACGAACTGTGTTATAGCTAGATGCTGCGTTAGACTTGAACTCGTTGCGCAATAACGGGACCAATACTGCGTCAGTGCCGTTACCATTAATAGTTATAGTAGGGATACTTGTATATCCACTGCCAGGGTTAATGATGCGTACTGTAGTGATAGATCCACTTACAGGAGGATCCGCTTTAACAATCGCACCAGAGCCGCCACCGCCAGAGATAGTAATCAATGGTGTAGTTGTATAGCCCGACCCACCGTTAGATACAAGAATTTCCACTACCTTATAGGTGTGGTTGTTGTTCCAGTCTGCGTAGTTAGGATCAGTTGCTAAACGTTCTGCATCGTAATACTGTTCTCCGGACGGGGAACGGTAGGTGTTAGTCGTTTCGTCGTAGTACGAAGGCAAGTCAAAGTCAGTTACACCTTGGTGCAAGTAATCAGTCGTGCTCTGCGTTGGCAAGTATTCGCGAATAATGGTGCGGTATGGCTTAACTTCGTTGATATAGTCTTCGTAGTAAGTTTGATTGTCCTTGATGTAGCTTGGGTATTGTGCTAACTCACGGATATTGTGTGCAACCGACAAGAACGATGTCTTAAAGATCCAGTCCGGTGCAGATTGCTCTGTGTAAATGTAGTTAACTAGACTGAAGAATAGCTTGTTAAACTCAATTTGCAAGTCGGCAATAAAGATATCATCCACTACTGCACTGAAAACGTCACGAGTTTCGAGAATAGGGTTCTGGTCAAAGCGGATAGTGTCAAAGTTATCGTTGTCGAAGCCCATGTTACCGGCTTCGAGATCGTACAATGTAGACGATATCCGAATCGTGCCGTCACCTGACGCTACTTTGTCTAAAGATCCGGTATCAGACATACGGTAAATAGCAAACTTGCCATTGCCGTCATCTAGTACCTTAACTGTATTACCAGTTGTTATCGTTAGCTTGCTTACTAGTGGATAGTTAGCCACAGTGTAAGTAGTTTTAGCAGTCTTATCGTATGAAGAATCATACCAATCAATGTATTCAAAGTACAGACTAGTTAAATAACTCTGAATACGTGTTAACGTCCATTCCGCTGCTGCCGCTGTCCATGTATATATTGTCCACAGTCCATCATAGTCAGTATCGTTATTAATCAATACTTTGTACCCGTCTGGCAAATTAGTTTTGATTATGTAACCTAACTCATTTTTAGTATCTAGTACCTTGTCGTATACACCTGTGCCGGCCTCTGGCTTAGGTTCACCGTTGAGCAACTTACTTAAATCACGTAAGTTGGCTATAGGATATTGCGCAAATACGGTGTTAATGTATTTTACAAAGTTGGCAAGCGCAGTAGGGCGATCCACGAACATCGACTGACGTGGACGAATATCTATACCATAGCGCTCTGCTACGCCTAATTTAGGATCTGGGACAATGTGACCCGCAAAGTTAATACCTGCAAGGCTGTCCTGCAACTTATCTACTATGCGTTGAGGAATTCCGACATTTGCATTTTCTTTAACTAGCTCATACTCAGTGTGTATGATGTTAGTGTTCTGCACCGGGGTATGGTCAATGTGCAATACCATTGCTTGACCGACAAGGTAACGGTTAACGTTAAATACGCTAACTGCATTGGGTGCAATGGCTGCAATATACGGGATTCCTTGATCTTTAGGGTTAGCTAAAATCTGCTGAATGGTGTAAACACTGTTTGTACGGTTAGTTACATTCACATCGACTGTAGTCTTATCGCTTACCCAGTAGTAATACTTGCTCTTGATAACGTTTGTTGACGAGTCAACATACATATGAGTTACATAGTATTCGTTATTAGTGCTCTTAGGTGTGCCATCACCGCCGTTCGCCGCGTAATCAGACGGAATGTAATCAGATTCTACCCATTCGTACACTTTGAACACGCTGCCAGGGAATGTCGCGCCCCAATGCTTGTTCTTGTAGTCTAATGAGCCCTGCTCGTAGTTGATAAAGCGTACTTGGCTTAGGTCCCACCATGTCTTACCAACTTGCGCATTACTCCAGTGGTACGATATGCTAGATCCTGACTGACCGTTATTGTACACTGCTGGATCTTGCTCAGACTTGTAGTCCAAGTCTTGATCTGCCGCACCCAATAGCTTACCTTTTGCAGGGTCAAACACATCTAATCTAGCTATAATATTCTTAGTGTTCTTGTTATAGATGAAAGACTTAGTAATACTTGCATAATCGACTTGCGGTGTTTCCGAACGAACAAGCTGCCAACCTCTGTAGTTGTCGACATTGAAGAATTCCATTACTGTGCCGCCTGCATCAACTGCCAATGAGTCTTTTGTCACACCAACAAATATGGATTTACCCATAATCTCTACCGACGTACCAAATCCCATGCCGCTATCCATGTTGGCAGGTTGCAAATCTTGCGTGTATTCAAATATCGATGGTGAATCAATATTTGCCATTGGGTTGTTGATTAAGTCAAATACATACACTGCACCACTATTAGGAACAGAGTGCATAAACGCTGTACTACCCGAATCAAACACCGTGGTCAACGAGTCGAAACTCATGTGCTCGATAGTAGTCGCACCGTAAGATGACACTGCCAATGTATTTTCGTCGTCGGATATGCTCATTGCAGTACCGAAGAATTCGTTAGCATTTGAACGAGGGTGTTTAATCAACTGTGCTTGCGGATAGATATCTAAACCTAATGCAGTAAATGCGTTACCAGAATCTGGTAATACAGTAAATGTATCTACGCCCAATGCAGTAGAACTAATCTTTAACTTTCCATTCACATTACTTGCAGAGACTCCGGGGATTCCCGAACTGTTAATCTTGTCGATCACTCCGATCATTGTGCCATCAGTAAATATCACATCAACGTCGTTGATACGAATACTGCTGTTAACTGCGACGACAGGGTTAATTACAGAACCAGTGATAGTGCTGTAAAGTTTAGCAGGATTGGTAAATTTATACACTGCGCCGCTAAAATAATCAGCAGTTTTGTATGCTGGTGCTCCTGCATACATAGACGACGAATCGTCACACATGATAACTGTGGTACCTAACTGTTGATTTGCAACAGGCGCATCGCCTGTTAAGGTTGAGATCTTAGTAAAGCTATTAGTTTCAATTGATACTGTCGAACCCGACACAGGCGTTGATAAGAACTGTATGGTATTGTTGTAATGCACATACTCTGCATCTAATAATTGTTCAACTCCGTCGAGCAATACTTTATATACACTGCCAATGTTACGTTGCGTTGTGAATGTGTTGGTTGTACCATGCGCGATAAAGTTTTCAACGCTGCGGTCGAATACATACGCTGCGCCGGCGTTAGTCAAACCGTTAACAGTGGCAGTATTAGCACCAACGATAACTTTTCGACCACTTACGTCACAATCTAAGCTGATACCAAAGTTTTCGTTACTGCCCACTAAGGTAGTATGATAACGGTAACCACTGTGGTAAGATATAATAACTTCTTCTTGCGTTGCACTACCAAATGACAAGGTTGTCCCGCTGACTGTATAATCAACATACGGAATATAAACGTCTGCGCCAGTAATTAATATATCAGGCGGCAATAGTAACTCATTTAGGGTATATGTAACTGTACCAATCGGTAGAGTGATAGTAGGATAAGTAATTGCACGTTCTGCCCACGAATACGCATACACTTTGTTTGCCCCGGGTTCAGACACATATAACCAGTTTCCATCGCTAGACGACGTTAATGCGGTACCATATCCAAAGCCATCCGCTAAATTAGGCGATGCCAATGCTTGCTGAATGGTAATGGCTGCACCGTTTTCAATCTTGTAAACGTATACTTGACCTTGTTTGTTATTGCTATTGCTTGCGCCAACAATTAACGCACGATCATTTATATCCAATGATCCACCGAAGCCTTGCACACCTGTTGCACCGCTGGTATAGCTGCTATGCTGAACCCAGCTCGCATTTTCTACGTACGACCCACCATCTAAACGCACGAAGCTTGCAACCCGACCTGTCCCATTTGTAGGTGCACTAGCATACAAGAATTGCTTGCTCTTAGTTGCCTTAACTACTTGGCCAAACAAATCATTCTTAGTGTATTCACTGATATTTAACGTTGTGGTAGTTGCGTATTTCCAGGGTTCACTGCGACGATACACACCCCATCCATCCGACGATGCATTATCTACCCAAATATTGTCGTTAGCAGTCCAACCGTAAAGTGGTTCCGCAGTTACAATATCAGCAACTGTTTGCAATCTGCTACTAGACAACTTTAACAATATGGCAGAATCATATATCACATTTGCTTTTTGCAATTCTGCATATCCCGTTTCTAATACAATAGCAAAATTTACATCATCTAATGTGTCGTAAACTTGATAAAAACCATCATAAGAGGTTAATGTATCATCAACTGTATAGCTAAATCCCTTAAGCGCAATAATATCACCAGTGGATAACTTATGTGCACCATCAGTGGTCACGATAGCAATATTATCCATGCTGTACGATAGAGAAAGCACCGGCACGCCTGTTTCAGACGCGCGATATACATTCCACTGACCGTTAAAATCTTTAGCGGTCCAAATAGTGTAACCTGTACCTATGTTAGCCAATGACCCAGACAAATCTCGGTAGTTCGCTAAGTCAAATATAGTTGCATCCACATCATCTGTGTATGGGTAACCAGCCAGTGGCATAGTTATTTTGTCTGCACTCGACACATAAGTGTCAAACATAGCAGGTGTGTTATTCTTGGACTGCTTATATAAATCTGCAGGATAGTAAGCCAATGCACCGGCTACGGCAGTTTCGCCGTCGTTCATCATTTGAATCGCAGTAGGGTTTGATGTTACTGCTAAGTCATTTAATATAACCTCGACGTACTGGTTGGATTCTGTGGCCCCATACTCACCAACGCGAACTGCCCATTCTTCGTATACATTGATAGAGGTAGGCGAGCCGTTGATCTCGGCAGACGACAATGCAGTGACTGCGTTAGAAGTACCTTTTTGTTTAATGTAGCCTTGGTAAAACTTAACTTGTGTCTCAGCTTCCATTAACAAATCAGTTAAGTAGCTGCGTTCACGGAATCCAGTTAGACCGTTACTGTAGAAGTTGATAGTGTCATTGAATGGTTGATTGTCAATGTCATACAATGACTCAAACGATTTTGCATTGTTTGCAAAGTTAGGCAATAGGCCAGTCTTAATCTGTGTTTGGTCAATTTGTTGCCATACCGAGGTGTTAAAATCTGTGGCTGCAACCACATTTTCCAATGCAGTGTAATACAAGTTTTTATAGTTAACCAACTGACCTTTACGATAGTCTTTGCCAGATTGCCATTCGTCGTATACCGTGCTATTGTAGATGAAACCAGGTGGGTTAAGCACACCTGTCCAATCAGCAGTTTTGTATCCCACAAACTTTAAGCGGAACTGGCGATTGCCCGTATCCGCAGAGTAAATGATGTCGTTGAATACTGTGGTGTTATCAAAGATAATAACGTGTTCGTATTGTACTAAGCTTAGTTCAGCCAATGCAATAGTCTGCCCAGCAAAGCTAGTAACCGTAAAGTCATTGTTAGTGCGTACTACCGTAAAGTTAGTTTTCTTAATAGCGGCAAAATTAGGATCTAATAGTTTAGATCCGTTCGGTGTGTTGACTATCTCATCAACTACTGAATTGGTAGAGCTCACACGAAGTTTTTCATTTACTGGACTCAACACCAATACATTGCCCGGTGCCCAGCCTTGCTGCGCCCAAGTTAAGAATTCCTTAGAAGATAATACCCAATCTTTTTTAGCATTTAAATCGTAGTCAACGTCAATGAACACAAAGCCTTGACTTTGTAAATAACGCTGATAGCTTACTAAGAAGTCAACCACTTGTTGAGACGTAGTAAACTCGTAACCGTAGCTAATCTTGCTTAGTAATGCAAAGTAATCTTTATAGATGATTGCAGTTGCTTTTCCTGCTTTTATCTCATACGCATTATTAGTTTGCTGTGACGGGATAATCGTGAAGTATGGATTGTTTAGATCGTAACCTGAGACTGTGTATCCGTTGGCACTTTTCTCTACAATAACCGCCGAATAAACAATCTTGCTTACTGGTACAGACTTGTTTAATATGATGTTGTAGTTTTCGTCAGGAATAACAATACTGTTATTTGTAGACGATGGGCTACCTTGCTCGGCTAGAATCTTCGAGAACTTCTTGTCAGTGTAACCAGCTACTTTGTAGTTAAGCTGCACAGACACATTCTTCAACGCTGTCCTAATCTTTGTTTGTGGGTCACCTATACCTAAGTTCTTTAAGTAATCAGAAATCCAGTTTACATAACCCGCACTGCGGATAACGCTACCCGTAGTCGTGTCACCGTTGACTTCGATCGAAGTAGGGGTTAAGTGTTGGTTAGTGGATGATACGACATACTGCATCAATCCTTCATTCATATTATAACGATCTACATTTGCATACAGACCAAAGTATTCAGACGGGTTAGTCAACGCCGCAGCGATTTGCACTGCAAATACATAGTCACTACTCTTGCGCCAGGCTGCTTCTACTGGGCCAATATCACCAACTGCAAAACTTGCATTGGCTTTAGTAGAGTCAAAGTCAAGCACTACGTACTTCTCTGGACTTAGTAAATTACCAGCGTCGTCAACAGGGATCAAACTTAGTAAGCCAGGACGGGCATACATAGAATCAATACCAGCACGATCACCTGCATGGATGTAACCTAAACTTAAGTCAGTCCATAGAGTTAAGTTACCACCAGTGTACGGTGCAGGTCCGTAGCGATCCTGCCACCAGGTTGGCTTAGCCGAGAAGCCAAGCATTTCCCAAGGGTGTGTATGTGGGCGCATTGTATCGTACAGATACATGAAAATTGCACGCCAGCTACCTGGCAGGAATTCGCCGTCAATAGTGTCTTTAAAGTTCTTATAGTTCCATGTCCATGGATCATTGCTCTTAAAGAACTTGTTTGTGGTAAAGTCTAAACGGTTAGCCCCTGCCCACGACAAGAAGCTATTAGTTAGTACTTGATTGTACTCAGTACGGCTGTAGTCAGTAATACGGAACTTGCCAGGTGTATGCGATGAGTGCATACCCAACATGAACTTAGCCTTGATATTGTTGTAAATGCGTAGCTCTAACTCTAATAGCAAATCGTCGCGATAGTCGTTAAACGCAGGTGTTAAGCTGCCATCGTGACCTTGAATAACATATATAGGTGTTAGATAGGTATTATCAAGATACTTGTATGGTACAAACTTAGGGTATAAACCAAGCTTAGACGGAGTCTCAGGTACATAGTTGCCGTCGGTATTCGAATACTCTACAATAGACAATATATCATTGTAGTTTAAGTTAAACGTATCTGCGATAGTAAAACTAGGTGTAGTTGTGTCAAACGTGTAATCACGATCTTTTGCTAGAAGTCCTTTAGTGGTTACTCCGTCGGCAGTCCTGGTAATATACACTAGCACAGCCTTGTTACTTAATACAGTGTCATCAAAAATCTGGGTAAGTTGGTATGTCTTGACACGCGGATCAAGCACAGTGTAGTCAGGTAATACTGTCTTTGCGTCACCTTGAGGGACCATGTCAGAGTAGTACCAAGGGAATGTGCTGTTCTTGATTCCGTTGATTTGCTTAATTAGCATATCAGCAGTTGCAGGAATGTCTTCTAAATCAACCTCAGTAGTTGTAGACAATTCTAAGAATTTATTTTTAAACTTAGAGTATTCTCGTTGTGCTAACTTTATGGCATCAACAAAATTCATTTGCTGATCAACTAAGAACAACTCACTGTACAACACAGGTCCAGAATGCTTAAGAATGCTACCGCCCTGTGGCTTGATATTTAAATCGCGCAGATTGCTCGAACCAGGTACTGCACCGACTACATCTAAACTATTGTGATATAGAGTAATCAAGTGGTTACGCATTTGACCGAGTGTTAACGTCGAGAAGTTTACATTTTCTGCATTGTTGTCGAGGTTAGATGGGACTTGATAGAACCCCATTTTGCTAACTGATGTACTGTAGATTAGTATGTCAACTGAATCATCTTTAGCCAGCAATGAAATATCAATAACTACGGCATAGCGAACGCCTACCTGTGTCATACCAAACATGTCAGACGCGACAACTTTGCTGTTAACTAATACCTTAATATTAGGCACGGCTTCGTTAGGTTCAGGTAATATATCTACTTCGAACACATTGTTGATTCCGTCGGCAGTGTGAGATATAAGTTGATATTGTTTTGTATTTTCTGTAGCAGCTACCCAGCCGTTGTCGACATCGAAGCTATCTGCACTATTTGTTATATGCAATAACCCGTGATTAATGGGTAATGTATGAGTTACAGGACCTATTAGGTACGAGAATGTATCAGAATCAAAGTTGTTTGCAAACTGAATATCCCCCACATTGTTAAATGAGCGGTAGCTTAACGGGAAACCTAATACTGTATCATTAGTGCCAGTACCTTCTTTGTACGAGAAAATCTTTGTACCCACAAAGTTAGTATTTGTGTAAGTAGATGCATCACCAAAGCTTATGCCTGCGTTGTCAAACACATCAAACAAAGGCGATTGATTTGTGGTTAGCTTTTGCTTACTTGCTATCCAGGATTGGCCATTGTACCAAAATTCTTTTTCTGCGGTAGTATTAGTACGGGTAATAACTGCATCACCGGTAACTATAGTTGCATCGCTGGCTTCGGAAATTCGACCTATATAGGAATGTACTGCAGGATTGCTACTAATGTCTACAATGCTGAAATCGTAAATCTTGTTACGCACATTCAAACTTGAGTCATTGCTGAATATGACTCGGTTACCGTTACGCAGAGTTATAGTTTGCCCATCAACTGTCACCACTAAAATGTCAGCTGAGCTAGTAGGCACTGTTTCTATTTGCGTATATGCGTTAGTGATAACAGTGTCTAATAGATCAATCGGCGCTTTGGCAACTGTCCCGTGATTGAACAGTTTAGTATTTTGCTGGAACTCAATGATAGGACGCTTTGCCGTTGCATTTTGATCCAAGAATAAAGCTGTGCCATTGAATTCTGCCACAAACTTAATAATGTCTGCGTGGAACCAACGATTGCTGCGAGACCACGCATTCATATCTGCAGATGCGTGGTTGACTGTTAGATAGTCGTGATCCACTGGTTGCAATGTAAGATTAAACATTGCATCAGTGCCGGTGCCGCCTGTTACTGCCACGGGATTAGTTGGTAGTGTTGTGTATTCACCACCATTGACTACCCGGAATCCGGTTACTGCACCAGTTGTCGATACTTCTGTCACCTGTAGTTGTGCAGCCGTGCGATATACACCGCCTTGCACTGTCAACAAATCGTGGACTACATATCCGGTGCCGCTGCTAATAGAAAGAACTGAGCTATCTGCCCAGCGTTCAACGGCAACCATGTCATTAAATGGTACAAGCTTAATTGCCTTGCCCACACCAGTGACATAATAGGTATTGTCAGCGTATGTGGCAGTTACTGAATTGTCAAAAGTAATCTTAAGACCATTGGTAAATGGAACACCGTTAGGACTAGTATACGCTATCTTGCCTTCAATTGCGATAGCAGGATCTAAAATATCATCAACAGGTTGTACTAACTTGATAGTACCAACTGCGGACGGATAAGTGCCGCTTTGGTAATATAGTGTATCTAAAGTAGATGTTGCGTTAGGCACAACCACATATTGATTGTAGTAATCAACATAAAATTCTTTAGTGGAATTGCTCGTACCGGATTTTACATAAACTTTTTCATTTACGTTTACAGCAAGTTGAGGGGATAAGTTGATGTATCCATCTTCATCGACTGAAATAAGCCACGTAGATGAACGGGCCGATTCAACGACCATATCGCCCTCGGGTACAGTCATTGTCCACTGTAAGTAATCTATTCCATTGGAGGTTAACAAGAAATTATTACCTACATTATCTAGTGCGCCTGACCGAGTCGTTGCTGCTGTCCAATCGTCATCGCTGTATAGAGAGTTAACAAAGATAAGAGTTTTGTTATGTATATTACCAGAAACTCCATCAAGCCCGCCAACAATTGCATTAAACTGATCTAAGCTAACTGCCTGGATGTCTTTGTAAGTCAATGTAGTTGCATAGTCGACAGATGCTACTGTAGGGAAAGACAGATACTTTGTCTGTGTGTCTATCTGAGGAACCCTAAAAGTAACAGTACCCTCTGTTGCACCGTTGTTTTCGACACCATAGACATCGCGAGTCGAAACGTTTGTGCGCTGCGGGTCGCGGCCGGTAATACCCGGACGAGTCTGAATCCATAATGCAGAACCGCCGGCATCAACGTTGAATTTATAAACTCCACCATATGCCAATGTTATATCGGCGTTAGCATTAGTGCTTGTACCGAAATAGTATGTATTATTGCCTGTGTTTAAATGGACGTCCCAAGTGTACTCAAGAGGAGTGCCATTGGCAGAAACTGTAACTGCATCAGGACCGTTAGGCAACCAGTAGTACTGATTAAAGTTAACAAATTTGTCTAACTCAACAAGGCCCGAGTAGGAATAAACCTCATTGCTAAACAAGCGAGAATGGTTGCTTACATTGCCGCCGTAGTACGAGATCTTGTTTATCAAGTCAGGATACGATGCGTAAAAATCAGTTGTATTAGCTTGCGGATTATTAACTACAACACCAGGTTCAACTTGATAGTGCTGACGAGAAGCTGACGATTCAGCAACGTAGCCATCGCCTGCTTTATATGTAGGGGCGAACTTTCTACCAATGTAACCAGATACTTTCTTGAAGTTCGGTTCGCTTGTTAGCTGGTCTAACGTAGCATTCAGGAACTTTTGGTTCGTGTCAGTACGGAAGACTTCTGGTAGAAAATTGTGTGTCTTAAATGCGGCCATTTATATTCTTAGATGTTATAGTGTATTTAACCCAGATAAAGACTGGTTTATTTGAGAAGCAGTGATCGCACTGATAATCTCAACGTTGTCAACTGTAGCGGCGCTAACTACAATTTCGTTTGCTTCTGCATTAATCTGGTATAGACCACCGAACGACGCAGTGCTGTCGCTTGGTACAATAATGATAGAAGAGATGTTTGGTACTAACTCAGTGTGCAAGTATGCACTTAGTTCCGAGAAGTAGAATGTCTCTCCAAAGTCCCAGTTATTGATATCAAAGTATTTGTTGATAGTTGCAATAACACGGCTCTTGACGTCGTTGTCAGAGATAGTTACGTTAGTATTCTTCACGACCTTGAATGTGGCGCGTAAAATGCTTTCTGCCTTGTTACCAAAGATAGGCTTAAACTTAGCAGGGTTGTAAATGATCGTGTCAGACAATGCTTTTAGATTCTCTAGCGAGCTAAATTGTGTGCGCAATTCTTCTGTCGTAGGCGCAACTGGTTGTTCAACTTTGCCCGACGAATCTTTGATCCAAGCTGCGTAGGCTGTATTGTATTCCTTGGTGAGGATGTACAAGTCCATAATGTTGTTAGGGCTCGGATCGATGCGACGGTTGCCAGGGCTATTGTGGCGGTACTGAAAGTACAAGTCTTGGCGACCAGTCTTGGCAATGTAGTTAGTTGCTGCGGTTACTGTCCCGCTAGTTATCGTGTAAAAGGCTTTGTCTGTGTTAGCGTAGAATACTTGGCCTTCTGGGTACGATGCACCGTATAAAGCTATCTGTGCTTTAGTTTCATATTGCGTATTGATGACACCTGTCTTCACTGCTGCATACTTAATGAAGTTATCGTAATCAACAACCTGTTCAAAGAATACATTAGTGTAGGATGTCGGAGCCACTAACGAATCAAAGTATGTAGGATCATCAGGAATGCCGCCACTATTCGTGTCAGGGAAAGTTACTAATATTTTTTGTGTGTCTAAATAGCCATCTAGCTGTATTACATTGTTGTAAATATACCAAATTTGATCAGTCACTAACGGATAGTTACTATCAGGCTGGCTGTTAACTTTTAATATCTTGATCTGATCACGGGCAGATGTACCATTGATACTGTCGTATACTTTTACCTTAGGATCAAAATAGAATCGTGTTTCTAATTCGCTTTCGACGTAGTAATACATATTGCGTTGAGCAATAGTGTATTGTCCCGAGAAATATGTAAACGCCAACATCCAAGATGAATCATTTGTCGTGCCAGCAGTGGTAATATCAAACTTATTCAAGTTCAGGCTTGTTTCGTCAATTGTTTTCCAGGTCATTGCCGCAGTATCATAGCGCACACCAAAGTCCTTCTTAGATAAGATAAGATTAGTTAGTGTAGTGATAAAGTCAGTGGACCAATCATTTTTAAATACAGGGATAATTTCGTACGCAATAGATAACGTCGGAATAACTTGACTTAGGATTACTGAGTTTGTTGTATTAGAATTGACTGATGCATAGATATACGTTTTATCTGTAGATAGCGTTGGTGTACCAGTTACTAACTTATTGTCCTTATCAAAGTATTGACCAACAGGAGGAGTAAACTTAATCAACGCACCAGCCTGAATGTAGTTAGCGTTGCCAGAGGCACCCTCGCCCACAGACATCAGTGATCCTGTGCTATTAGTAAAGAAGCCCGTGCTTGTCCCACTTGACTCTAATGTCATAGTAAATGTTGCAGCCGAATCTGTTTTGAAGGGAGTTGGCAATGCGCTGTAGTAATACAGATGCATCATTTCTTTAGTTGAGATTAATGGCAGTGCAGTATTATAGATTACTTTCAATACTTCCGACGTGGTTGTATAGGTAAACGTAGTAGATGTATCGGCCATATTTCTATACAAAATACCGTCTTGCGCAAATATATTAGTGGACGAATACTTACCCGACACGTCGGTAACGTCAAGGTAGCGAGACACGCCAGAGCTAGTACGATTTACTGCTTTAACTTTAATGATATTTGAGAATGTTGTGTAAGGCAGGATGTTATAGTCCTCGCCAGTAATCATTCTGTTTTGTGTGTAGTATTGCTGTGGTGCTTTGGTACGGATGTCGTCCAACGATTCCGCTGCAGCGGAATTGGCCACAGTGTAGTTCAGGCTACAGTTAAGAGTTAATGTCTCAGTACGATTATTTCTAGAGATATAGTTCATAGTTATAGATATGGACTGCATCTCGTCAGGTGTTATTTTATAGTTTAAGCCGTTGCTTTGACGATACAATAACTTGAAGTTACCTTGGGGAATGTTTGCAAAAGAGCCGTCGCCAAATACTAAGTCGACCTGGTCATTGGCTTTAGTGTTTACTTGATATAAGTTACGTTCTTCGGTTTGGTTATACACAACGTTGATGCCGCCAATCGCAGGAACTTTCGTCCACTTAGTGTTTAACGTGCCGTCTGCGTTTAAATCGTACAACCACACATCGTTATTGTTTATGTCAGCAAAGTTGACATTCACTACTCGATTCGGTAACTTTTCAGAGATGGTAAATGGTAGTGCGTTCAAATCGCCTTGCTTAAAGTACACAAAGAATCCTGTGTTAATAGAACCGTTGCCTTGATTGTCGTTCTTGTACAAAATATTGAATACTCCGGAAGGAGTAGGATCAACTTCGTACACATAGCTCTGGTTCTTTGAGGTAGCCGATACTACTTCAAAGTTCATATTGTTATTCTCAACCTTAGCAGAGAATTTAAAAATCGGAGTAATATTAGGCACAGTATTGATACCATATTCATCAGTTTGAATACTATTGATAGAGTTACTTGCTCCGGGTTTACCGACTACTTGAGTATTAACTAATGTCGCATTGACAATGGCAGTAAATTGCTCTAGCCAGTTTTCGTTAGACGCATCATTCCAAGCGATTGACAAGTTAGCTAAATTTAGTCCGTTACTGTCAGTGATGCTTTCTGACGTAGACACACCATTGATCTTTAAATAGCCACTTGCCGCAGTGTTACGCTTAGGATTGTAGCTGATTAAACGTGCTAACTTAAGCACGGAGTCACGGCGTTCTGCTGTATCAATGAAGTTTTCGCGAGCGTTTAAGTCAGTGCGGAATGCTAAAGACTGTCCCAAAAACGCTATCAAGTCGATAAGCGCAACGTACTCAGATGATTCAGTGAAGTCATTGAAGTCTTCGGGATAGTACGTGCGTAAGTAATCGATCATCGATTTACGAAGAGTTTCGTAATCGTAGCTTTGGAAGTCAGCGTCTCGGAACGTCTGATATACTTTTGACCAATCCTGCTGGACCAAAAGATTTGATTGTCGTGTTGTTAATGCCATAATATACCTGTATCAAGTATTTATGGGATTTTTAATATGCTGTTATTTCACTGAGCGTGAATCACGGTCGAATGTAAAACTCATCGCCGCAACTTGATTTGTGGGTTTGTACGTTAAGTGAACCTGAATTTGGAGCCCGTTTTGCTTCTCGGTGAGCACAACGTCATCGACTGTTATTCTAGGATCATACCCAACTACGGTATTTACATCGTCGAGTATTGCTTTTTTAACCTCTGGAGTCATTGGCTCAAATAGCATGTTCCAAATGATGCTCCCAAACTGCGGGTTCATAAGCTTTTCGCCCTTACGAATCTGGAAGTGATTGAGCAAATCGCGTTTAACTAACTCAATGTCAGTTAACCGAAACTTCTTATTTTGACCCAGGGTAGATAATCCGCGATATGTAAGCATCTAGTATTTATCCTTTAAACTGAATGTGCACTGGGTCATTGACCGGGAATGGGAACTCAAAGTTGTACTTATCGAGTAGCCCAAACGATACAAGCTGCTGCAAGTCAAGCCGGCCTATGTCGTAAGCGATCCCGCGAACGTGAGGGCTATTTGGATTAGGCTTAGATGGCATAGATATATTTCCGTAACCGGGCACATTAACAGTCCGATTAGTTGCACTTCCGCCCGCTGCGAGCCACCCGTTGTAAATCTTAGTCTGTTCCTCTAATGTGCGAACTGCCGACGAAAGCATAATCTTACGACCAGTTTTCTGTTTAAATTCGTCTGCCATCTGTTCAAATGCTGATCTAATAGACACGCTCAACATATTATAGTGGGCAAGATCGCCCGACCCGTTAGTGAAGTTAATAACGCTTGCTGGATCAACCCCGCTAGGTGATTGATCACCTACTGTCGACGATTCAGTCACAGTTGCTGTACCAGATAATATAACTTCGTCCTCTGCAATACTCAACACGTCGATAGCATAACGTCCTTGGTTGTATGCCACATATGCAGGAGTACCCTGCTTGTTAGTTTGACTACCTTGAGTGCGCCATCTGGCGGCATTTGTTGTCGGGCCGCCTTCAAAGAAGCCATGATTGTCGCGAAGGAAGTACGCAACAGATAGCATACCCGCAACCATACATGCATCATCACCAAATGTAATACCCCTGCGATTAGACAATTCAGAATAGTAATCGTGAAGGATTTGATCCATTACTTTTTCTTGCACTGCATGATTGTTTAACCAATCGATGATGTTAGTTATTCCGTCTTTACCTACCCATTTATCGACATTGTGTATGTCTTCTGCATCAGTCACATAACCATAGTCTTTGAGTAGTTGCCCGTTAATCTGATAACGACCAATTCTATCTAGAGATGTATTATTTTTAGTGTAGTCTAAACCTGACTCTGCATAACCTATCTCAACCATTAATGCCTTAACTTGTTTAGTCAACAGCCCCGACGCAATTCCTGGCGAGATTGCCGACGGCGACGGAACTGTCGAAATAAACATATTTGACGTTGGCGACGGCGACTCTACTAACTTGCCAATCGCAGATGACGGTCCCGGATCTGTTTGTGTCGACGCAGTAGGTGTTCCGGCATTATTTACATATACCGGAACTCCAGCGGTCGTGGGTGCACCAGCTCCATATTTTTTCAAATAATCGTTGTACCTTGCAGTTCTATCATCCAAGCCGTTAAGCCCGCCATTTACCAGGCGAGTAACTGCTTGTGTGTCTGCCCAGTTCAATGAATTGGTGCGACCCTTGTTTAACGTGAAGAAGAACCAATCCACTAACTTACAAGCATTAGCAGGATCTTCCGCAAGTTCCGGCTTATTAACTAGATCAAGCCCAGTGGCTTTTGCCGCCTGGGTATAGTTATATCGTCCGGTAATTTGTATGAATCCGCGGCCTTTATAAAGTGGACCATCACCAGGTTCCGTGTTGCCTAATCGCTTACCAATCGACGTTCCTGGCTCATATTTTGCAAAGTACGCATCATTGCCTAATTCTTTAACATACTTCCAACTGCCAGATTCGTGGGCACATTGACCCATGATAGAAGCAAGTTTCGTGTTATCAGTTATGCCAACGCCCTTTAAATATTGCTCTAACAATGCCTCGTTAGTTAAGCCCTTAGGAAGTACCGGCTGGGTATATACCTTTGTAATCGTTTGTGGTTTACAATCGCTTGTCAACTTTTCCACAGGTGCTGGCGGCGGATCCATTAGTTTTTTATTTTTAATGGTTTTTCTAGGCCATGGTTCATGCGATGGTGCCACTGTGGTAACGCTTTCAAATACATTGGGTTTGGTTACATAGATACCCTTGGTGGAATCTATCGTCGTGTCACTATGTTTATAAACAGTTAAATTAGTCACTGCGGTAACTGTGGGCGCGTCTGCAGGAGTAACTGTATTCAAGTATATTTTTCCGCCCTTGAATGCTAGATCTCCGCTGGTTTTATAGCTACCAGTCGCGCCTTGTATCTTAATGTCGCCTGTACTAAGAATGCTCATTGTGGCGCCTTGCACTTTGAAGTCCCCGGTACTAAGTAATCCCATAGTACCTGTGTGCAAAGTCATCGCAGTTGATTTTGATGTATGAGTTGCAGTCTGCGTATTGATAGATGTAGTAGCATTCATGTGGATACTAGCTTCGCTATTAAAGTTTATATCCTTCTTTGCATGTACGTTGAATTCGCCCTCAGTGCGAAGATTCATGCCTCCTTGCGAATACATGTTTATGTGTCCGCCTTCAGTGAACTCTATCCAGGCAGTCCCATTAGCATTGGATATATATAAAACTTGCCCGTTGTTTAGATCACCGGGATACTTACTATCACTCATCAAAATTTGATGACCACCGGCTGTGCGCAACCTGATTAGTTGACTGTCCCCTTTGTAATCCCCGTCGTCCATGACAAACGAGTGCCCGCCTTTACGGGCCTTGATGTTAATATCCGAATCTTTAAGCTTATCTGCTTTTGCACGGTCAACGTAAGTAGGATCATCTGCAGGATCGTTAACAGGGCGGCCCGGAGTAGATATACCAAATACAGTAGACGGGCTCTCGCGCTGAGACGACGAAGTGATAGCACCACGAATCTTGTCTCTATCTAAGCCTTGGTTAATCAATACATTAGCTTGGAACTCATGCACTGGTTTAGGATTTATAGAATACGATGCTGACAAGTTGCCAGGATCTTCTTCGTTGAATTCAACTACTGGCCAGGCACTTGTCGCTTTGTCGTATTTAGATTGTAGTCCTGCGTTTGTTTTAGTGTTGTCCACTAC